AAAATGGAGAAGGCCGAAATTGATAGGCTTTGCGAGGAGTTAGAAGAAATCGCTCCTATTTCTATCTCTTTATCCTGATGGATGGAGATATTTACATTGACATTGATGCAAATGGCATGGGGGACAGGATACAATGGTCTTGTTTACCAGAAGCTTTCTATAAATGGTATGGCAGAAAATTAATTGATGTCAATAAGTCTTGGGTTTTCGATCATAATCCATATGTGCAAAGGCGGCATGATTCGTCGAATGTTAAAATAAAATTTGAAGAATTAGAACTTGCTTGTCTTTATTGTGACAAGGTTGATTGGATAAACCCCAATCAACAAGGTATGAAATTCTCATCAGCAAGTCAAGATTCACATAAATTATTAATATTTGACCTTTTCCCCTCATACTTAGATCATAATATTACTAGCAGCAGAACTTTTTGGTTACTTGAAAGACTCGGTATTTATCCTAATCAAAAACCAGAATTAGACATTCCTAGAGGCTCTAGGCTTTATAAGTATGAAGATCCAAATAATGTAAAAAAAGATCAAATAGCTATTCATGTTGGGCCTAGTGAAAGCACTAAGCAAGAAATACCTGATTACGTTATGGACAAAATAAACGAAAGGTATTCGGGATATAAAATTATTCAAATAGGGTCTCCAACTGATAACAAATCTCCCTTTATTAGAAAAACAGGTTTAGACATTTGGCAATCAATTAAAATTATTGCACAAAGCTCTATCTTCATTGGTATAAATAGTGGACCTATGAATATAGCAAATTGTTTCCCACATATTAACAAAAAAATTATTATTAATAGTAATAAGGAATGGAAAAAAAAAGAAACAGAAAGATTTGAACCGCTAGGAGCTAAAGTAATTGGGAATTTTGGTTGGGTAGATTTTGGCTGGCAATACTATACTACAGAGGAATATGACGTTGGAAGAATGTATTCTTACAAAAGAATTTAAATTATTCCCGCACTTTTTTGCATTGTGTAATATATAAAGAACACATATAATAGATTATGGACATTCTTATTAAATTAATTGAAGACAACCCTTGGTTCGGCGTATTAACTGCTGCAATCGCACTTGCTTCAGCTATTACCGCAGCAACTCCTACTCCCAAAAAAGGGACTATTTGGGCAAAAGTTTACGGTCTAATCGACTGGGCTGCTTTGAATATCGGTAAAGCAAAAGACAAGGCAGAAGATTAATTATTCCTTGAATAATTATTAAGATGGGTTATAATACTCTTGATGAGTATTAAGCCTATTTTTTCTAAATTAGAAGCTCACCCAAAAGGCTGGGGCGATGAGCTTTGGATAATAAACAACGAAAAGTATTGCGGGAAGATCCTTCGTTTCAACGAGGGGTCTTCTTTTTCTATGCACTATCATATTTTAAAAGAAGAAACATGGTGTGTTACTAAAGGCAAACTTACATTAGAATATTTTGATTTAGAAAAAGCAGAACGTATCGCAAGAGTTCTTGAGGAAGGAGATGTTGTGCATCTAGAGCCTTGCATTCCTCACAGACTAACAGCATTAGAGGACTCTAGTGTTTTTGAAGTTAGCACACAACATTTCAACGATGACTCTTATAGAGTAGAAAAGGGAGCATCACAAAAATGAAGTTTTTAGTTATAGGAGAGACCTGTAGCGATAGATTTTGTTACGGCAAAGCAAGCCGCCTTTGCCCCGAAGCTCCTGCACCAGTTTTTGTGCCAGAGGACGGAGTTAATAGCCTAGGAATGGCGACTAATGTTTATAGAAATCTAATTGCGATTGATGAGGATACTCATAGAGATATTCCATATAAAAATAAAATTGATTTATTTACTAACGAGCCAGAAGGTCATAAAACTCGATATGTAGATACAGATTCAAACCAAATGTTCTTAAGAGTGGATACAGATAGCTATCCTCATTGTGGCAAATTGCCTGACAACATAGAGGAATATGACGCTGTTATTGTTTCTGATTATAACAAAGGTTTTTTAAATGACTTAAATCTAAGAGAGATAGCAAAAAGAAGTAAACTTTCCTTTCTAGATACTAAAAAAGATTTTAACATTGATTGGGCAGATTATTTTACATTTGTAAAAATTAATGAAAAAGAATTTTTAGAAAATGGATGGAAGCATAGAGCAGAAAATGTTATTGTTACAAAAGCTTCAAAAGGTTGTTGGTATAATTATAAAGATTATTTTATTAAAAACCCCTCAGATGTTAGAGATGTGTCTGGAGCAGGAGATACTTTTTTAGCCGCCTTATCTTACGCTTATACAGCGACAAAAAATATAGAAACTGCAATACTATTAGCTCAAGACTGTTGCCAAAAGGTTATAAGGAAAAAGGGCATAGCTACAATATGAGACATAAAAAAATAATTTCTTTTAGTCAGTTGAAGCAAGAGAGAGATTTTGCTAGAGAATTAGAAAAAGTTGGAATAAAAAAGTTTTTTATCTTTACAAATGGCTGTTTTGATTTATTTCATGCAGGACATGCGAGCTTGTTAAACTCTATGAAGGCTGCATGTAGTTTGAACTCTAAATTGATTGTTGGAATAAATGGAGATAAAAGTGTCAAAGAGTTAAAAGGTAAAAATAGACCAATCTTAACAGCAAAACAAAGAGCTTACACTGTTGCTTGTCATGAAGCAGTTGATTATGTTTTCATCTTTAATACAAAAACAGTAGCAAAACACTTAAGAGAACTGCAACCAGACTTTTGGTGCAAAGGGGGAGATTATGATGAAAATTCATTAAATCAATCAGAAATGAAAGCTAAAGGAAACGCGATATTAAAGGTGATACCTTTTGTTGAAAACATTAGCAGCACAAATATAATAAATAAGATAAATGAAGAGCTATAAAGAAATACAAGGATGGTTTGATTTTGAAGGCATATATGAACATATGTCAAACATTTTAGAGGATCACCATACATTCATTGAGGTAGGAGTATGGAAGGGTAAATCTATTTGTTTTCTTGGTCAACTCTTGCGAATAAAAGATAAAAAAGTAAAAGTTTATGCTGTAGATACTTTTGAGGGGACAAAAAACGAAGAACCTCACCAAAATCAAATTGAAGAGATAGGAGGATCTACATTACCAATTTTTAAAGAGAATCTAAAAAAATTAGATCTAGAAGATATAATAACGCCAATTGTTAAAGAATCTGTAGAGGCGGCAAAAGACTTTAAGGATGAAACAGTGGCAGCTATGTTTATTGATGGTGACCATTCTTATGAAGGTGTTATGGCAGACCTTGAAGCATGGTATCCTAAAATTTGCTACAATGGCTGGATCTTAGGACACGATTATTGGATGGATGATGTAAAAAACGCTGTCCATGATTATTTCAAAAAAATCCATAAGAAAGTCGTTCCTTTTGAACCAGACTGTTGGGGCGTTAAAAAAGGATAAAAATGAAAACTTATATCGTAGATATTGATGGCACTATTTGCTATCACCGCAGCAAATCTTCTCATTACAGTCAGGCTAGACCAATGAAAGATAGAATAAAATTTTTTAATGAATTACATGATGCTGGACACAAAATAATTTACTGGACGGCTAGAGGTCAACAAAGTGGCGTTGATCACACTGAGTTGACAATAAAACAACTTGATGAATGGGGAGTAAAAAGAACGGAACTAAGAATGGGAAAACCCTCCTATGATTATTGGATTGACGATAAAGCTTTCAATGTGAAAGATTTTTTTATGACTGATGTGAGGACAGGAGAAACAAAATCAATGACTTTATGATATCTAATAAAGCTAAAAACATGTCCTCAGTGGCACATATTAACAAATCAATAAGCGCTGGTTACGAGGGGCAACAAAGGTTTTACGATTCTTGCAGAGCGGCAGGAAAACAAATAAAAAAAACAAGCCAGCAGGATGATATAAAAAATCATACTGATTTTGTAGTTGATGGGGTGGGATTTGACGTAAAAGGGCTAAAACAAACACAAAAGGAAGGTAAGGTCGTTTTAGAAATAAAGAACGTGCAAGGAAAAATGGGCTGGTGCAATGGCGAACAAAAGCCAGCATGGATAGCATTCGACTACGGGGCTTTCTTTCTATGTGTTAAAAATGACGATTTATTTGACCTCGCTCATACTTGTGACTGGACTAAAAAGGTCTCAAATTTCAAAGATTCCCTGTATAAAGGATATACTAGG